CAGACAGACGTTCGTTATAGTCTTTTTTCTGTTTGTCGTAATATTCATTCAGCGCGGCAAGCTGCTTGATATATTCCGGGGCGTTCTCCCATCCGTCCTCATATTCCTTGAACGTCTGCTGCGCAAGCTCTTTCAGTTTTTTTTCCGACTCTGCTCGTTCGGCATCTATCTTCGCCAGTCCTTCTAGGTTTTTCTTCGTCCATTCGTCGGTGAAGGAAAGGTCAGGTTTCATTTTTTTCTGGAGTTCTTCTATTCTTTTTTCGAGGTCAGCGATTATGGCAAGTGTCTTTTCCTTGTTGTAGGGGGTTGTTCTACCGTCAGCGTCCAGCGTTTCCTTTGTAAGGAGCTCATTTGCGAACGCAAGTTCCTCTTCCAGAGCGGCGAGCTGTCCTTTCTGTGTCTGAGAGTAAAGCCTGTTCCGATGCTCTATCTCTTTGTTAGTCTCAGCCACTGCGTCATTGAACGCTTCCTCGCGCGCGGCAGCATCTTCCTCTGCCGTCACTGCGTTGTATGCTTCTATCTGTGATGTTAGGGAATCATACTGCGTTTTAGCTTCAGCAAGCTGAATATTCAGTTCCGCTACTCTTGCTGCAGCTACACCACCAGCATCTTGTACGGCTTGGATTTCTTCTGCACTTCCTTCCGCAAGCAGAGCTAGTCCTTGCAGAATGTCTGTATGAAGGTTTGTGTTGTTTTTTTGAGCTTCCTCAGCCACCTTTGTTTCAGCTTCAATCTGTATTTGCAGACTCTCTATTTTGGATTGAATTGCCAAGCGGCTTGCTTCTAGAGTTGATTTTCTTGCGTTTCTTGCTTCCCGGCTCATATTTTTAATTTCTTCCGTGAGGTTGCTCACGCTGTCCTTCTGCCGAGCGAGCGCAAGCGCGGCTTCGTCCGCTCCCTTTGCGGCATCCTGCTGCTCAGCCGCGAAAGCCGCATAAGCTCCTACAGCGACGGTGACGGCTGCGGTCGCAGCGAGCACTACCGGATTGAGCGCGCCCATCGCGGAGTTCAACGCCATCTGTGCGGTGAATGCCGACCATATCTTGGCGATGACGGCCACGAGCGCGGACACCATCTTGACGTTAAGCAAAGTTACCACTGCCGTTATCGCAGCGGCGAGTACGCCTTTTAGAATAGGACTGCTGTTTATAGCGTCAACGACATCGGTAAGGAAAGAAAGGACTGCCGAGACGGCAGGAGCGAGCATATCGCCGAAGCTTGCTGCAAGCGACTTTGTGCTTTCTTCCAGCCCGGCATAAACGGAATCAAGCCGCTGGCTCGCGGTTGCCATAGTGTTGTAGTACTGCCCGCCCTCTGCGGCCATGGACGCAAGCGCGTCATCGAGCGTCTTGAAGGATATCTCGCCTTTTGAAGCCATCTTCGTAACCTCGGCGGACGTGACTCCCAGCTGCTTGCCGAGAGCGTCGAGTATCTGAACACCTTGGTCTATGTATACGTTAAGAACTTCCATGTCCGCTTTGCCTTTCGCGGATGCCTTGGAGAATGCGTTTATGAACGACTGGAAACGCTGCGCGTCTCCCTGAGCAATGTCGCCGAATCGAGTGAGGTAATCCGTTATCTCGCCGAGCGGAACTTTCGCCGCCATCAGAACTTTAGCAGCCTGTGAGGTGGATTCTATATCGAACGGTGTCCAGAAGTTGAACTCCTGAAGCTCCTCGAAAAATGCGGCTCCTGCACGCATGTCGCCGAGCATTATTCCGAAATCGTCCTTTGCGGCGCGGAAAGAAGTGCTCGCGCTCAGGGCGGATTTCGCCAGGGATGCGACTGCCTGGTCAACTTTGAGAGCTGCCGTCACTTCCGCAAGCCCTTTAACTGCCCGCTTGGCCGTCTCCACAGCACCTGCCATCGACGATCCGAAAGCGTCGGAGGCATCCTTAGCCGCTTTCTTTGCCGCAGCCGACACTTCCTTTATGTCGCCGGAAAGCTCCGACACGGAGCGTACTGCGTTCGCCGTTATGACTTTAATAAGCATCTCAAGAGTTTTTTTATCCGCCATGCTTAAATTGTGTCTGAAAACAGGCTTAAATGCTTGAAAAAGGGCAAAAGAAAGCCTGCCAAACCGTTGTTAAATATGGCTTGACAGGCTTTTAACTACTTTTTGTTTTTCTTTGAATCTTCAATCTCTTTCCGTTCCAGGATATTCCTCTCGGACTTAAGGATTGAGATTGCCTGGGCAATCCAATAAGGCTGCTCCGCCCATCCGCCGCCGAAGGGAAGACATTCGACCGTCTCCGTCATGAAGAAAACGTCAAGGCACGTCCAGAACTCCTCAGTCAGGTACTCCCCGGCTTTTGCCAAGAGAATGACGACGTTCTTTCCGTCCGCGTCCTTTACGCCGGTATCCCACATCTTCGTCGCTTTCTGTGACTCCCTGATGCGTGCATGGTGCTTGTCTTCCCTGTAGACGCGGTAGGCTACTCGGAGTTTTTTTCGTCAACCTCGAACGAGAGCGCGGAATTGAACTCCTTGATGATTTCTTTCAGCAGCGGCTCGAAAGCAACCGGAGCGTCCAGAAGATCCTTTGCGGAACGGATAGCCGTCTCTTTTCCTGATTCGTCCTCGTATGAGCAGCCAGAAATTGAGACAAGCATTTCCTTGAGCATCTGAACATCGTCTGTCTCAAGGGAAATCTCCATGTGCTGGATGTTCCCGGATTTGTCCGAGATGGCTTTTGCCTGTGACTGCGGCTTGCATCTGTTCTTGATGGCAGTGGTCGGAGTCTTGTAGCGCACCACAATCTGGTCTACGGCGGGCAGTTTCCTGTTGCCGCGGAACTCCGGTATGTAATCCTGTTCTTTGCTGATCGTGAGCTTCATTCTAGACTACCTCCACGCTGTAGAAAACAGGATCAAGTCCTGTAAGGCTGAACTCGGAGTCATAGGACTGCGCGTTGCCTGAGTCGCCGCCGAGTGTCATGTTCGAAAGCCGGATTTCCGCGAACATGAAGTCTTCCATCTCGCTTGTTACGGATGATTTCCGCACGTATCCGATGAAGTACAGGGATTTGTCCTCAGGCACATGCACTGTCACGGAGTTTCCCTTGCGCTCGAAAATCTTCATCGTGTTGCCGACGAGTCCGTCCGACTGGTCGGTAACGCCCATCGTGAAGATGCTCTTGATTGTGCCGCTGCCGTCTTTCTTGCCGTAGCGGTATTTCTTGAAAGAATGGCAGAGGCGTGTGACCTCGATTTTGTCGCGCGTGATGCTGAAATTCCAGCCGGATGCGTCCGCGACCTGCGTAAGAGAGAGAAGCTTGCACTTGTCGCCGGCGGCAAGAACCTCTGTACCAAGAGCGGGATATGCCTCGCCCTCGTCAAGACCTGACGGCCAGATAGAACCGGAAGAGGCTTTGACCGTGATTACGGCGATTCCTTTTCCCTTTCCGGAAGCCGCAGCTCCGCCCGCAAGCTCGTCAAGAGTCTTCGTGCCGTCACCGACAAGCTCTGTCCCCGGTGCACCGAAATACAAGGCGCAGTCATCGCCTATAAGCTCAAGTTCTTCTTTCATTTGGCATCTCCTTTTTTGTCGTTTTTGTCGGCGGGAGCCTGCGCGGTCTGCTGCCCGGCTCCTTTCGCCTTGTCCGCTCTGACGGTTTTTCCATTCTCCGTCCTGTACTCGGTCTTATACTCCATTTTAACCTCCGTTCGGTATTGTCAAGAGGCACGTCCTTACGTCCTCAACATCCTGTACTTCCGTTGAATCAGGGGAATCCAGGAACGAATCATCCTCAGATATCCGCGTTACTATGCGCGTGTTCGGGATGTAGTCTCCGTCGCTGTTTTCCAGCCGGATCACGTTTCCGGGGCTTATGTAATCGTCAAGGCTCTCTATGGCAGAAAGCGCCATCTTAAGTCCCGTCATGCTTTCGGCGGTTCCCTGCACGGACACCCTCACACGCACTGTTCTTGTCGCGTTGTATGCGGGTGTTTTCCCTTCCGGGTAAGTCTTCAGGACGGCAAGCATGATGATTATGCCTTTCTCCTTGACGGATGTGGGCGACAGCACCACCTTCACGGCACAGCCGTCAGCCGTCACGCGGCGTTCCAGCTGATCCCTGAAAAGAAGCAACGCATCATACGATGTCATTGATGATTTCCTCCAGAAGCGTTTCCGCCTCGTCATTAGTTATATAGAAGAATTCCCTCTTAGGAATCCTCACCGACTTCTTAAGGTAGTAGACAACACGCGCCTTTGAACCTTTTCTTTTCTTCCTGTAGCAGACTGTCCGTCCCACTCGGTACACCCAGCAGTCATCGCCGCGCAGCCCTTTTAGCACGTCTCCGGGCTTCCGCCCGTAGCTCCGCTCAAGCTGCCGTGTTCCGGCCGCCGGAATCCACAGCCAGTTCTTTTTCGCCGTTATAACACCGCCGCTGTTGTGGATAGGAGCACATTCCGCTGTCGTACCCACTGATACGGTATCGACGTCTAAGACGGTCGGTGTTATTGACTCGACCATCGTTACCGAATCGCGTCGTCCGCCTGTATCCTGGAGCGGTCTGCCGCGTCCCCTGTAAGCCTGCGTCGCCGGACTAAGCGGCTCGAAGCCTTCTCCCCGGTAGATGTGGTTCCGTATCATTTCGGAAGCCATCACTCCGATTTTTTTCAGGGGCGGGTTCTCAAGCTCGTGCGCAAGTCCTTCCAGTACGGGAGTTACGCCGTCACTCACTGAACCGCCTCGCCTGGATCAGTCTGCCGTGTCTTCGGCTCGGCTCCGGTCTGCTTACGGACGCGGCAGGAACTTTGACTTCCGTCTGTCCGTCGGATGTCGGAAACGAGCCGTAGGCAGCCACAATAGTGTCGTGCATCTGCTTCCGGTATTCCCTTCCGGCTTCCTCGTGTCCGAGAGCCATGTGCAGCTCGTAGACGGTCTGCATCAGCACGATTTCACGCACCGTTGCGTTGTCCAGGTCGAACCGCACGCCGAGCCATGAAAGAACCGTTCCCACGTAGACTTCCGCGCGGCTTATGGCATCTGGAACGAAGTCCGGGTCATCGTCCGCAAGCTGCCTGTACAGGTTAGCGGAAAGCCTTTTTTCGACTTCCGCAGCCGTGACAGGCGTGCCTGACGCTCTGAACGGTACGCTCCTTTGTTTGCCGGATACAGCCGGAATTACGTCAAGTCCGAGTTCTTCCATGTGGTCTTGTCTCCTATGCCGTCGTTACGGTCTGCTCTGACTGGCGTTTCATAGCGAACGCCGGGAGCGGCTTTGACGAGGCGATAAGCTTGATTCCGTCCGGGTCTTTCATTTCCTGCGGCTTGCAGTAGAAAGGCATAGGCGCAAGGTTCGCGTCAAGGTCATCGAGGGCTGCATAGATGAGCTTGCCGGGGTTCGCGAGATCAAGAATCCTCATCTTGTTCGCGCCGATTACATCTACCGGAACATTGCTTCCAGGAAGAGTGTAAGTCATTGAAAGACTTCTGATGTCGTACTTGCCGAAGAGTTTCATGCCTTCTGCTGTCCAAAGCACAGGAGCGTTCTGAACGGCACAAACGATTGAAACGACCTTTGAATAAACTGCAGA